GTTTCGGGAAGCACCACCACATATCTTCACGGTTGTTTAGTAAGGGGCGCATGATGACACTTCTAGAAAAAATTAAATCTTTATACCCTTCCTTGGAAGACAAGGACTTCTTTGACACCATCCGCTTGCAGAACGACTCTGACGGTAAGGGTGACTACATTGCTGCTTGGAACCATCCAACCTATGCACGACCAACACAGGAGCAATTAAATGGGAGTTAAACTCGCAGCGGCAAGCGGTGGAAGCATCGAACTTGTCCCAACAAACACAGCTAGTAACTTTACGGTGACGGTTCCTGCGGTGACAGGGACTGTGGCTTTGTCTATTGCTCCTCAAGTCACTCAATACCTGTCAGGTTCTGGTACATACACAACACCAGCAAATGCTTTGTATTTAATTGTTGTCATTGCTGGCGGCGGCGGCGGCGGTTGCGGTTCTGGTACAGGTGCAGTAGCAAATGGAGTAGCTGGTGGCAATACTACATTTGGAACTTCTTTGTTGACTGCTACTGGCGGTGGGACTGGAGGTAATATTTCTGCTGGTGGAACTGCAACAGTAAGTTCTCCTGCTGTAGCTATTATTTCCGTTAAAGGTGGACAAGGTGGTGGTGTTGGGTACACAGGCGCTGGTTCTTATACTTATGGCGGTATGGGGGGTAACAACCCACTTGGCGGCGCTGGGGGGACTAGTGGTTTTGGTTACAACGCTGGAGATGCTTCGCCTAATACTGGTAGTGGTGGCGGCGGCGCTGGCTCAACAAATGTTGCTGCTGTTTATACAGGCCCGGGCGGCGCGGCTGGTGGCTACATACAGGCAATAATTTCTTCTCCCAGCGCAACATATTCATACGCTGTTGGCGCTGGTGGTGCTGGTGGGGCGGCTGGAACATCTGGACAGAATGGTGGCAGTGGTGGCTCTGGCCTTGTTTCAATCACAGCTTATTTCTAAGGAACCATCATGCAACGATATGCAATTGTGAAAGACGGTGTTGTTCTAAACGCTGTTGAATACGAAACACAACCAGTAGGTACGCCTGGCGGGTTTGACGAAGGCGCAGTAGCAATTCAAAATGACCAAGCGGCTCCCGGTTGGCTCTATGCGAACGGCGTGTTCACAAATCCTAATCCACCCGTTCCTTTTGTTTTACCTGAAGGAGCGCAAGCATGACCACATCAATAGGCGGCACAACCGTCTGACTTAGCTTTAAAAATAAACATGAACGCTCACATCTACCTCGTAACCAATACTGCCAACGGAAAGCAGTACGTTGGGCAGACTGCGACAGACGCTAACAAGCGTGGTCATGGTCGGGTAATGGTTCAAGCGTATAAAAAACATGGGTTTGATGGTTTTACTTACGACCGTATTATTTCTGGAATAAACGACAGAAACACGTTAAATTGCATTGAACGCTTTTGGATTGCAACTTTTGACTCTGTTGTTCCTAATGGGTACAACCTCGAATCTGGCGGTTCTGAAGGCCAAATATGGACTGACGAGCGTAGGGCCAAGCATTCTGCTGCAAGAATAGGAAAACCTTTAAATCGTCCTCTTGGTAGCAAATCAGGAATGAAGGGCAAAGTATACCCAGAGTCAGGCAAGTTAAAATTGTCGCTGGCTTTAACTGGTCGTGTTAGCCCGAATTGGGGCAAATTGGCAAGTGAAGAAACCAAGGCAAAAATGAGCGCATCACAAAGGCAATACTGGGATTCTTTGGAAACTCATCCTAATGCTGGGAAGATTCCATCCTTAGAAACTAGAGCAAAAATGTCGGCATCAAAACGCAGCCAAGTTCAATCGGAAGAAACCAAACGCAAACGCTCTGAATCCATCACGGCGTGGCATAAACAACGTAAGGAGCAGATATGTCTGTAAGCATCGGGGGAACGGCAGGGGTCACATTTAATGACGCATCTGTCCAAAATACTGCGGCAACTGGCTTCGGGTTTAAATCAAGAATCATCAACGGCGCGATGGTGATTGACCAGCGGAATGCGGGGGCTAGTGTTACAGGTAATAACAATATTTTTGGAACTGACAGATTTAGAACCGCCACTACACAAAGTAGTAAGTTCACCATGCAACAAAACGCTGGTTCTGTAACGCCTCCAGCGGGATTTAAAAACTATTTAGGTATTACTTCATCTTCGGCTTATTCAGTCGTATCAAGCGATTACTTTTTAGTTGGTCAACCCGTAGAAGGCTTTAACACATCTGACTTGGGTTTTGGTGCTGCTGGTGCTTCAACTGTTACGCTGTCATTTTGGGTGCGATCAAGTCTGACAGGTACTTTTGGGGGCGCTATTAACAACAGCGCTTACGACAGAAGCTATCCGTTTAGTTACACAATTTCTGCTGCAAACACATGGGAGCAAAAAACCGTAACGATTGCTGGAGACACAACTGGTACATGGATTGGCGCAACTAATGGCGTTGGTTTGTACGCTTGGTTTAATTTGGGTACAGGCTCAACTGGAAGCACAACGGCAAACGCATGGGCATCAGGTTCTTATTACGCCCCCACAGGCGCAGTCAGCGTAGTAGGCACAAGCGGAGCCACCTTCTACATCACAGGCGTGCAGCTTGAAAAAGGCAGCACAGCCACATCGTTTGACTATCGGCCTTATGGGACGGAGTTGGCTTTGTGTCAGCGGTATTTTATTAATTGGGTTGGAAATGCAACTGGGTCTGTTGGTTTTCCAATAATTGGGACTGGTCAAGTAGCTAATGCTACCCAAGCAAACATATTTATTCCAACTCCAGTATCTCTTAGGTCAACTCCAACGTTATCTTTTAGTGGAACGGTTACTATATATGATGCTGCATCTGCTTCCTCCCTTACATCAGTGTCAACACTTTACATGTCTTCGTCATCTGGAGTTTGGGGTATATTTATTGCATCAGGAGGTGCTTTTACCACAGGAAAGGCCGCAGTTATGTATTGTCTAAATGCCTCAGCCAACTCAGTTTCTTTGTCGTCGGAGTTGTAAATGTATAAACTTTGTCCAATATCCCCAATAGCAAATGTAGTTACTAATGTAATTCGTACAGCCGACAACGCTTGCATTCCCTTCGACCCAGCCAACACAGACTACCAAGCCTTTTTAGCTTGGTGCGCTAAGGGCAACACACCACTACCTGCGGACGAATGACATGAACCAAGCCGAACGCGCCGAACTAATTGCCGACATTGCCGAGGCAATTAAAGCATCGTCCAACTTGTCTGAAGATGAGGTGCGTTGGGTTAAGTTGGCCATCCACAAGCAAGAGCAGTCCATTAAGTTACGCCAAGCCATCATTGAGAAGACATTGGGCGGCTTGGTGTGGGCTGCTTTGGCTGGGCTGGCCTACCTTATATTTGACTTCGCAAAGAATCATGGATTCAAGTGATAGATGCAATTGCCTCTGCTCAAGTTCAATGGCCCAACACCGAGACAAGAATCGTGTTGGTGTGCCGCGTTGTGCTGCCGAGCGAGAAGTATGGAGCCAATGAGTTTTTAGATAAGGACGGCAGAGTCTGCCGGTGGGTTTTAACAGAAAAGAAGTTGTAATCCCGTGGACCCCCTAACAGCTTTCGCAGTTGCACAAGGAGCCATCAAAGGAATCCAAGCAGCCATAAAGATGGGCAAGGATGTCCAAGGCATCACGAATGACGTGATGAAGTTCTTCGACGCAAAGGAAAAGGTAGCCAAGGAAGCGGTTAAAGACCCAAAGAAGAAATACAGTTCAGATACCAGTCAGGCGATGTCCACAGTAATGCAACTGCATGAACTGAATCGGGCTGAAGAAGAACTCAAGTGGCACTTTATCAATCAGGGTCACAGCCAACTGTGGAGTCAGATTCTGCTTGAGCGCAACAGCATTGTGCAGCGCAGGCGGACGCAGGAGATATTAGATGCTAGGGCGGCAAAGAACCGCAAGCAAGAGATTGACGAGGCCATCACGATGGGATTGTGCATACTGGTGGCTGCGGCCATCTTTATCTTAGTGGCTTGGGGTGTAATTGAAATGAAAGGTAAGCTGTGAGCGAAGGAACTTTAAACGCCAATTCAACCCTTGACAAAGTTCTTGGGTATGTGGATTCGCCATTTAAACTTGCCGCCATCCTTGTCATGGGCGTAGTTGCTTTCGCTGGCTATTTTGTGTACACAAACCAAGACCTGCTTATTGGCGCTTACAAAGAATCCAAGAAGATACCCAGCATTGCCGAAGACAGGGTTGAAGATGCTTCTGCCCACCTGTTCAAGACCACCAACGCCACTATCGTTGCGGTGTTCAAAGTCAACCCTATGTTTGGCACTAGGGTTCTTTACCGGGCCTATGCCAAGGACGGCAGAGACAAAACCAATGACGGGCTGGATGTGGGCTTGTTTACAAACAATGCAGCCAATAACGCCGATGTTGTGAAGCTGATGGCAAACGAAATCCCTTGCGGTGAGTACCGCACAGCGCAGTCTGAAATGGGTATTTGGTACATTAACAAGGGCGTTACCTATACTTGCAGAATCAGTGTTCCACCAGAGCCGGGGCGGTTCGTGGGGCAGATAACCGTGGGATGGGAAACCGAACCCGAAAACTTAGAATCAGCACGAACCATGCTAAGTATTGCCGCAACCATGTTATCTAGGAGTAAACAATGACCTTGAGTGACCTGAACCCACTTGCCGCTATTGGGGGCAAACTTATTGATCGTTTTTTGCCTGACCCAATTGCTGCTGAAAAGGCCAAAGCTGAACTGTTTCAGATGCAGCAAAACGGTGAACTGGCGAAGATGGCAAACGAGACCGAGATGTTTAAAGCCGAGCAGCAAAACACTACAGACCGCTGGACTGCTGACATGGCTTCGGATTCGTGGCTGTCTAAAAATGTTCGCCCAATGACCTTGGTATATATCCTGACAGCGTACCTTACGCTGGCTATTTTGGATGGCGCTGGTTTTAAGATTTCCGAGTCTTACGTCACGCTGCTGGGGCAGTGGGGAATGCTTGTGATGGGTGCGTATTTTGGTGGCAGAACGCTTGAGAAATTAGCCGATATGAAGGGTAAAAAATGACGCACCTAAGCAAACACTTTACCCTTGACGAACTGACCGTCACCGACCACCGTGAGTTTGACAACAGCCCGACACAGGAAGAAATCAGCAACCTGCAACGCTTGGCGCAACTGCTGGAGCAGGTCAAAGAAACCCTTGGCGGCAAGCCTATTATGATTAACTCTGCGTTCCGCAGTAAGCAGGTCAATGATGCAGTTGGAAGTTCTGACAAGTCTCAGCATCGTAAGGGGTGCGCGGCTGACCTCCGAGTACCCGGCGTGACTCCAGATG